GAGAAAAAAATAGTCTTTTATTAATGGCATTAGTAGATATGCAATTTCAAGGATCTTATCTAGGCCCAGCATTTACACAAGCATTAGCTAATTTTATGAAAACTGGTGATAATAAATATTTAGGAACATTTAATGCATATACACAAGATGGTACAGCATTAAGAAAAGATGATAAAGGATATGGAACTAGAGAAGTTACTATATTAGGTGAACTATATAATGATGGTTTAGCAGCACAAGAAGATGATAAAAGTGGTATATTTGTTAGAAATGAACAAAGAGCTAAATATATTTTAGCATGGACAAAAGGACAATATACTAATTTAGTAAAAGAGAGATAATGCCTGAAATAGATATTGGTAGTGGAAGAACATTTCTTACACATAAAGAAATTAGACCAGTAGATGAAACTACATTTTTAGAAGGTTTTAAAAATGCTGCTATAAATATAGGTAGAGGTTGGTCAGATGAAAATACATTAGGTCTCACAACTTTATTTGTTGCAAAAAATGTAATGAATGAAAATAAAGATTATGAATATGATACATCATATAATGTTTTTGCAGATCCACAGTTAGAAGGACTTACAGATTATTTAGGTAATTTTATGCATAGTAATAGTGCAGAACATACTAAACATTTAATACAAAGATTTTACGAAAAACAAAAACAAGTATCAGGATCACCTTCTTATATGATAGGTAGAATATTAGGAGGATTAACAGATCCTTCTAGTTTATTTGCTTTTACTAAAGGTGGTAAATTTTTATTAACTGGTAGTAGATTAAAAAGAAGTGCTGGATTTGGTGGTATAGTAACTGCTGAAGAATCGTCTAAAAGATTACTTACAGATGAAAGACCATTAGCAGATACAATATTAATAAGTGCTGGTGGTTTTATTATACCAGCTATGTTTCCTAGTTTACCTGTTGGATCTGGTAAAAAATTTGATGACTTAGCAGACGCATTAGATGAATCAGATGATATAATATTTAACAATAAATATACTGTTGGAGCTGCTTCACCAAAAGGTACAAAAATAAAAACTGAAAAAGAATTACAAACAGAAAATAAAATACAACCAACTGGTATGGGTATTTTTGGAGAACAAGGGCCGTTTAATCCTTTATTTAGAGTATTAAAAAATGGATCTAGTAGTGCACAAGAATTTATTGAAAATGTATTAGAAGGCCCATTGTATCAAATTAAAAATTTTAAAGGTGGTATTACAAGTCAAAGTATAGAAAGAAATATTTATAAAAGATATGTACCAACTGTTCTTACAGCAACTAAAAAAATAGAATCTGCATATAATAAATATTTACAACGTAATGGTGTAAATCAACAAGGATTTATGGAAAAAAATCTTGATAAAAAATTTACTAATAATAAAAAAGTTATGAATCCTAAAGAGTTTAGAGAATCTATATGGGATTATAGATTTGGCAAAACTGATGTAGAAGATGAAGTTATTGAAGCGTCAAAAGGTTTAGATGATTTTTATAAAGCTATTGGTGGAGAATATGATGAACTTAAAATAGTACAAAGTTATATTAATAGTCAGATAGACGCTGTTAAGTTTTTTATTAAAAGAACTAAAAATAAAACAAAAAAACAAGATTTAAATATTAAATTAGAAAAATTAGAAGCTAGATTAGAATATGTAAATAAATACGGTTCTCTTAAACAAGATAAATATACAAATATAATGTTTAAAAAAGATGAAATAACTAGAAGATTTGATGATTTTAAAGTTGTATTAACAAAAGCATTAAGAGATAAAAATCCAAATATAACACAAGATGAAATAGATGATATTGTAAAAAGTTTTAAACAATATCAACCATACATAGAATTTGAAAATATAGCACAAAAAATAAAATTATTATCAAAACATAATAGTAACAAGTTTGATAGAGAATTAATTGAAACACAACTAATGAATAAAGTAGATAGAATATCTGCTAGGTTTATGAGTAGAAAATTAAATATAGATTATAGAATATTAGCTGATGCTGGTTTTATAGAAAAAGATATAAACATTTTAAAAAGAATTTATTACAACCAAACAATACCTGATATTGAAATTACAAAAGTATTTGGAGATCCTATGGGATATGGTGCTAATTTTCAAAAAGGTAATAGAGTAGGTATGAAACAAATAGCTGATGAATATGATGAACTTATAGAACAAGCAGCTACTAAAAAAGAAAAAGATAAATTAATTAAACAACGTGATGAAATATTAGATGATCTTGACGCTTCTATTTCTTTAGTAAGAGGAACATATGGATTACCTAATGATCCAAACAGAACATTAAGTAGAGGTATTCGTATTGGTAAATTATATAATGCTATGACTATGCTTACTGGTATAGCTCAAACAGTAGATGTGGCTAGATTAGTTATGATGAATGGTATGGGCAAAACATTTAAAATGTCATGGGAAGTTATGACTGGAGGTTTTGCTAAAGAAACATTTAAAATGAGTAAAAATACTACACAGTTAGGTGGTGAAGCATTAGATATGGCAACAAGTCAAAGAGCTATGTCTATGTATGGAATGGACGATGCTTTTGGTGTGTTTAATAAATTTGAACGAGGTGTTAGTTCAGTAGGTAATTTATATTTTACTTTTTTAAATTTAAGTAATCCTTGGAATACTGGTGTAAAAACTATTGCTGGTATGTTTAATGGCGCAAGAACATTAGAATCAATAGAAGCATTAGTTACTGGTGGTAAAATTACTAAAGTAAATTTAGCTAGACTTAGAAATTTAGGTATTGATGATGTAACAGCTAAAGAAATATACAAACAATATAAAAAACATGGATATGGTAAAAATGCTAATTCATGGAGTAGTATTGGTGATTCTTATAAAGTTATGCGTGTTGCAAATACAGAATCATGGGATCAAACACCTGAAGCTATAAAAGCAGCAGATGCATTTCATAGTGCTATTGGTAAACAAGCAAGAATAGATATTGTAACTCCAAGTAAAGGTGATGTTCCTTTATGGGCAAATACAGAACTTGGTGGTGTATTATTACAATTTAAAAAGTTTGGTATAGCAAGTACACAAAGAATGTTAATGAGAGGATTACAAGAAAAAGATATTAACTTCTTTAATGGTGTATTATTGTTAATGGCAGCTGGAGCTATGGTAGATTCATTTAGACAAAAAGCATTTAATAGAGATTATAGTAAAAAACCTTTTGGTCAAAAAGTAGTAGATGCATTTGATAGATCTGGTTTAGGTGGTGTTTTTAGTGATATTAATAATGCTATTGAAAGAGTTGGTAATAATGAAATAGGTCTTAGACCATTATTAGGAGCTAAAAAACCATATGGTACATATAGAGATTTATTTAATAATCCAATTCCTGATGTTCTTGGGCCAAGTGCTAGTCAATTAGCAAATATAGGAGATATTGCATGGACATGGGGTACAGGCAAGTACAATCATCATACAGCTAGGAATGTGCGTAGACTTTTACCTTTTCAGAATGTATGGTTTTTAGATTCATTATTTGATGAGGTAGAGAAAAAAGGACTTAGATGAGCATAACAATATCAGACACTTCTTCTAGAGTACAATATACTGCTAGTAGTAGTCAAACAGCATTTACTGTACCTTTTGAATTTTTTAATGATGATGATTTAGTTGTTATACATACAAATTCAGGAGGTGTAGATTCTACTTTAACTAAAGCTGCAAGCCCTTCTTCAGTATCACAATATTCAGTAAGTGGTGCTGGTGAATCTGGTGGTGGTAATATTACTTTAGGATCTGGTGCTACTGCTGGAGATAAGTATACAATATTTAGAAACTTACCAATAGCAAGAACTACTGATTTTCCTACTTCTGGTACATTTCCAATAGAAACTCTTAATACAGAATTAGATAAAATTGTTGCATTAATACAACAAGCAGAAGTAAAAATTAATTTAAGTCCAAAAGCTTCTTCATCTACATCTACAGCATTTGGTCTTACATTTCCTGAATTAGTTGCTAATAAATTATTAACAGTAAATTCTGCTGGTAATGGATTAGAATTTTCACAAGAAATAGGTACATTCAAAGGTAATTGGTCATCAAGTGTTGCATATGTTCAAAGAGATATTGTAAAAGATACTAGTACAAATAATATATTTATAGCTTTAACTTCTCATACAAGTTCAGGATCACAACCATTAACAACCAATACTGATTCTGCTAAATGGTCTTTACTTGTTGATGCTGCAACTGCAACCAGTTCAGCAACTTCGGCTGCAAGTTCGGCAACAGCAGCAGCAAGTTCGGCTACAGCTTCAGCAAATTCTGCAACTGCTGCAGCAACATCAGAAACTAATGCTGGTAATTCAGCAACAACTTCTTCTACTCAAGCAAGTAATGCTGCAAGTTCGGCTAGTTCTGCTTCAGGATCTGCTTCAACTGCAACAACTAAAGCTTCTGAGGCAAGTACCTCAGCAACCAATGCAGCTTCTTCGGCTACTACTGCTTCTACTCAGGCAAGCGCAGCTAGTACCTCGGCAACTAACGCGGCTTCAAGTGCAACTGCGGCTGCTAGTTCTGCTTCAACTGCTTCTGGTCATGCAACAACAGCAACCACAAAAGCAAGTGAAGCTTCTACTTCAGCAAGTAATGCTTCTACATCAGCAACCACAGCAAGTACTCAGGCAAGTAATGCTAGTACTTCTGCTACAAATGCTGCTGCTAGTGCAACAGCTGCGGCTGCTAGTTTAGATTCTTTTGATGATGTATATTTAGGAAGTAAGTCAAGCGATCCAACAGTAGATAATGATGGTGACGCTTTGACTGAAGGTGATCTCTATTATAATTCCTCAAGCAATACTTTAAAATATTATAATGGTAGTGCTTGGGTAGGTATAGTAGCAGATACAGATGTAAAAGTTCTTGTAAGTGCAAATGATACTACTGCTGGTTATCTTAATGGTAAATTAGTAGCTGGTACAAATGTGACATTTACAGAAAACAATGATGGTGGTAATGAAACATTAACGATTGCAGCAACGGATAATAGTATTCCTTTTGCAATCGCATTAGGTTAGGAGAAATATGGCAAATAATTTTAGTCAAGCAGACGCAAGTTTAGCAAATAACTCTTTAACTACTGTGGTAAGCACAACTTCTAATAAACAAATTGTAATAGGTTTGTTAATATCTAACACAGGTACAGCAGCTATAAATGTAGACGCTGTATTAAATGATGGATCTAACGATAGATACATTGTTAAAGGAGCTCCTTTACCTGTTGGATCTAGTTTAGAGTGTGTTAATGGAAAGATAGTAATTCCTTCTGGTGGCAGTATTAAAGCAAAGAGTGATAATGCTAGTGGCACAGCTGACGTTATTGTTTCATTATTAACAGACGTAGCATAACATGGCATATTTAGGATCTAAACCTTCTAGTGGATTTATAACCACAGCTAAGCAGCGTATTACATCAAGTACTAATAATTATGTAGACTTAGATCATTCTATTTCTTCCCTAGCAGATGTGATCGTCTGGGTAAACTTTGTCAAACAAGATAGCACAAATTTATCTTTAACAACTTCTACTCGTATTACTCTTGGTGGAACATTAGTCGCTAGTGATATTGTAGAAATTGCTTATTTAGGAAAAGCAGTAGCAACACAAAATCCTTCAACTAATTCTGTAACAAATGATATGCTCGTTAATAGTTCAATAACTCTTAATGGCTCGGCAGTTTCTTTAGGTGGCTCGGCTAGTGTTAATACTCCAGCTTTTGAAGTAGTTAGAA